AAGTTGGCCAACGACTACATGGGTTCAAATAACGTCAATCTTCTTGAACCATGTGGTCAATTTGGTACTCGTCTCATGGGTGGTAAGGATGCGTCTCAGACGAGGTATATCTTTACAAAGCTCACAAAAGATGCACGAAAAATCTTTGATCCGAGAGATGACCCAATTCTCAACTATTTGGATGATGATGGTCGCCCTATTGAGCCAGACTTCTACATGCCAACTTTACCAATGGTTCTTATAAATGGTACAGAAGGTATTGGTACGGGTTTCAGTTGTTATGTACCACCATTCAATCCAAAGGATATCAAGGACAATATCCAAAGAATTCTCGATGGAAAGTCTATGGTACCTATGAGACCTTGGTTTAAGGGGTTCAAGGGAAAGGTACACATGGAGGGGGATACGTGGATGATGGAGGGTGTGTGGAAGTGGTCTGGGATGAATATTACAATTACCGAATTACCCCCCGGTCGTTGGACACAAGATTACAAAGAATACCTCGACGGTCTCGTTGAAAAGAAGTTAATTGGTGGTTTCGTAAATAACTCAACGACTGAAGATGTTCATTTTGAAATCATGGATTATTCGGGAAAAGATCTCGTCAAAGATCTCAAATTACGAAAAACTTTTCATGTATCGAACATGCATCTTTTCCACCCAGTAAAGGGCATTTACAAATACTCAAGTCCAGAAGAAATCCTGAAAGACTTTGTGGAACTTCGCATTGACCACTACATCAAGAGAAAGGCTCATCTCATTAAAGTTCTTGAAACGAGAGCTACCATGTGTGGATACAAATCAAAGTTTGTCACAATGGTCATTGAGGGTGACATCGTGGTTTTCAAGCGTAAAAAACAAGACCTTGAACGACAACTTGCAGGTATTTTCCCACAAATTGCCGGAAGTCACGACTACCTACTTAATATCAAGACTGTCCAGTATACAGAGGAAAGTGTAAAGGCTCTCATCCAAGAAGCGAAGCAAACTCGCGAGGAACTTGAGATAATGAAAAAGACATCCCACATCGATATGTGGAAAATGGATATTAAAAATATGTAAGCAATAGTAGGTATGGGTGAAGCTGCGAAGATTTCACTTAAAGCTATTGGAAAGCAAGACACGTATTTGCTTTCTAAAGAACCAGACGAATCCTTCTTTAATTATGTAGAAGACAAGAGACACTCCGAATTTAGAAAATATCATAGAAGTAAACATGTAATCAATCCTGGACAAGTTGCCAATTGGCCATTTAATCAAACGATTAAAGTGCAGTTCGAACCCAAGAATATGGGTGATCTTTTAAGTAACATGTGGTTGAGTATAAAGATGCCAGCACTCAACAGTTCGTCGAATGAAAACTACGCAGATCAACTTGGTAGACACATTCTAAAGAGTATCACAATGCATGTTGATGATATAGAAGTCGAGAAAGTCTACGACGATTGGGGTATACTTTACGATGAGCTTTATTTGGAAACCAGCGAAAAGGTTGCAAATAGATTTCTTGTAAATAGAAATTTAGGATTCGATGCGTCGGAATCAAATCCAAATTATGCAAAATTTGAGTCAGATTTGGTGATACCAATTCATTTCTTTTTTTCTAGAAAATATGCGAGTGATGAATATTCTACAAATAAACCAAATAGACCATATTTTCCATTGTGTTCAATATTCAATCAAAAAATAATTTTTGAACTTGAATTTCATAAACAAACATTCTTCACAGATACCACCAAAACACTCGAACTTTCCTCGTTTGATATCATCACAGAAGAAATCACAGTCGGTGGTGAAGAACGTATCTTTATGATGAAGGAGCAGCAGATGTTACTGACAGACTTGGTGAGAAAACACCCAACAATTATTACTGATGAGGGTAAAGATGTTATACGAAATAATCTTACACCAAATATTCCAGTAAAATGTATTCATTGGTTTTTTCGAAATGTTAAATTTGAGAATGAAAACATCGCGACAGGAGATCCAGTACCTTCTGAAGATGGTGAATATCTAATGCACAATCGTTTCAACTTTTCATCAAATGTAAATTTCGATGAAACGTATTCATTCTTTGCCCCCATCATGAAATCGACAAGTTTCTATATAAATGGTAATAAAATGCCAAATATTTCAGACACTACACACACATATTATAAGTATCTAATGCCACTACAAAAAAGATTGTCAAGACCAACGAGAAACATTTATACATATAGCTTCTCGATGAATCCGGTAAATGTGGAACCATCGGGGAGCTTAGATTTTAGTCAGATACAATCTGACAAAACGGCGATTGAAGTCAAGTTGGATACGAGCCTAGTAAATGTAGACCTAGATAAATTCACGCTACATATGTATTACACGGGCTATCAAACATTTAAGTTTGAAAATGGTTTCATGTCGATTGCTTACTAAATAACGCGTCCTTATTTTCAGCAATATAATCAATGATTCGGTTCTTAATGCACCATTTGATGAAATTCAATTGAGCTAATGTCGTTTGAATTTCATGAGATGTCCCCGGGATTGTATAACCAAACTTTTGTGACCTACAAAACGGGTCAAATAGTTTTTTGCTATACCCATCTAGAGAAGACTTATACGCACAATGGACAGTAAATAATTTACCATCACCAGTTGTGTATGAAGTGTGGTTTTTCTTTGAATAATTTGTAATAAACCATTCCAAATTTCTAAGAGAAATCCCACTCGTTTTATCTAAAATTGTTAGTAGTGTAGTTTTATTCTTTTCTTCGGTGTAAAAATTGTTAATGGATGTTAGTAGAATATCACTCTTGTTCATTACTATATAATAGTATTCAATTCTATAAGCCCGTTATTACACCCCGGGCAATTCCGCACAAACATTTGTTCTGGACCGTGATTGTGTAAACTAGAACTCGATAAACTTCGCTGACATATACGTTCACCCTGCGCCTTGTGGTGACGACAATATCCATTATAAACACCCCTGAATGTACACCTATCACCAGATGATTTTGTACCTCTACAAATGGTGGATGTACAACTCTTGGGTATATCTTTTAGAAGAAGTTCTAGTGGTATCGCATGTTTTTTTGAAATCACTTCGGCGTAATCGTTGAGTGCTAGTGTCCTCTGCTCATCGACCTCTTCGTCAAACAGTTTTACAAGTTTTTCATAACGGCTCATTCTTACTTGTACTTTGCTCATAATTTTTAAATAAGTCTTCGACTGATTGTTGCTTTTTCATCCTTGACTCCTTAAGGCGACCGCGTAAAATTACGAGTGTCCCACTTTCATCCAAACCAAGACGTTTACATTCAGCGACGAGTTCATCTTTCTTCATACCACTGAGGGATGGTTCCTTCTTCGGCTTGGGGGGTTTGTGTTGATTGATGATTTCACCAAAGATTTCTTCCTTCACATTTTCATAGAGTGGATCTAGAAGATCGCAGACGGGGTTGAGGAACTTGTTAAGGAAATAATAGTGATAATCTACAGGAATACCATGCTCCTCTACATATTTTGGATCCTCGGCCTTTTCATACGCTTTAGCTTTGGGGTCTGTAGTCTTTGTGAGAATGTATGGTACCCGATCACCAGATTGTGGCTCAGACCCCGGCTTTCGTTCTCGCATTTTGGTCACAACTTGTACATGCGATTGGTTGATATTTATACTTTCAGGACTTGTTACTGATACATTTTTACCACCGACCTTGTATGTGTCTGAGAGACCTTGACTAAGAATGAGCTTTTCATTGGGTATATCCCCCGAGAGAAGCTCAATAGCTCGCTCTTTTGCCAACTCTTTGGGTGGACCAGGGTCACTCGACGTGAGAACTACATCAAGAAGTTCTTTACACACTTCCCTCATATGAGGTGTGTTATCTCTGCGAACAATTTGAAGTCCCTTGACATCAATGTAGTCCATGTGCATCTTATCATCCTTACCCTTCGTCCAAAGTTTAGCAGCGTAGCGCTTCTTACTGTAGAGGAAATACGGCCAATAAACTTTTTCAAGTTCCAAGTTATTAGGCTTCTTGAAAAGAGCGCTACACTCTTCAGCAGCTCTCTCACCTACTTCCCAACTGTACGCGATAGCATCCTCACCCTTGCGATCACCCACATCAAATTCAACCATGACTGAATCCGTGTCCCCATATCTGACCTTTGCCCCGGGAAAGTTTGCTTCTACATAGTTCTTTGTTTCCTCAATCATAGATCGACCTTTACATGTCGTCGTAGAAGCGATTGGAACACAAGGTAGGATACCTTTACCAGCTCCAGTAAAACCGTAGACCGAGTTCATTGAAATCTTATAGGCCAATTGCTTTCCATTGTAGACTTCCTTCATGAAGCCAGTCGCCGCTGCCATGTCCCGTTTAGCCTGTTTACGGAACTGTTTTAGTTCCATAAGAATATTAGGAAGAAGACTCGGTACATCTTGTGCAAACTTGTAAGTTCGGTCACCGATATTGAAAACTTCATAATTGATACCAGGTATATTTCCATACTTCTTTTCATCCATCACGTAACTTGAGTAACATAGATTGTGTGCCATCATGATAGATGGGTACAGCGCTTCAAAATCTAGAGCTGTAATCGGGGTGTAATAGGCACCCTTTTGGGCGTCCAATACCGTAGCACCTTCGTATGGCTCTTCGGGGATTGCCCCATACCGGATAGTTGGCACCATGAATCCCAACTCCCGAGCTTTCTTTGTGAGTTGCGAGAAAACTTTTATTTGCTGACCACGTTCTACGAGAAATGGAACTGGAACCCACGTAGCTTTAGCCATCTCAACTAGATTCAAAAGGGTACAGAGCTTCTTCATGAGTTTATGTGGAAGGAGTGTGTCCTTGATACAATACTCAGCAACTTCCCTCAATTTAACCGGATCCTCTTCTCTATAACGAGCGAACATTTCCTTGGGGGGCATATCAATCTTTTGGTCGCCAAGGTAAAGTTTGGATACATTATCTAATTTATAACTGTCAAGTTTGTATCCCTTCTTGATTTCATGGAACATATCAAATGTAAAACGACCAGTCATTGGAAGGAGTTTCAAGAGATTATCTCCAAGCGCACTCGATGACAGCTTTTTAATAACAAGTTCAGACTCGGTATCCTTGAGTTTACCCAAATTGAAGAATTCATAATGACAACGATTCAAACGCGCTCGTTTGTAAATGTACTCCATATCAAACCCAAAAATATTCCAACCTGTGATGATATCGACATCCTTCTTTTGAATGTATTTTTGAAAAGCTTCAAGCATTTGCCTCTCTGTATCATAACTTCGAATGTCGCAACCATCTAAATTCGAATCAGTTTGTTTGTAACACAAACATGTCTTGTCATATGGTTCGTCTGAGCCAAACTTACACAGGGAAATTGCAATCTGAAAACACGCGTCACCAACAATATCGGCGTCTGGAAATTTACCTGTAGAACTATTACATTCAATGTCTACAGAAGCCACAACAAATGGTGCAATGTCGTCACGAGCGACAGGTTTCAGTGTATTCCAATCGTTACAGAATAGATCGATATCAACATTTGCAAGATGTGAACGAATACATTTATCACCACTATCAAGCCATCCAGTTGACTGGATACCAGTGCGATGCATGAGACGAAGAACTGGATCTACATTTGATTCATAAACTTTAACGTTTCTTGTCCCAAATATACTGAAAAGATCGGGGGTTTTGTCGAGTGTCTTCCTCAGGAAAGAATCAACTAATCTTCTAGCTTGGAGGTTTTTAAAATTAAGTTTCATAAATGGAAACTCTTCATTGTTCTGGAAACCCCAGACGTCTTTTGATTTCATGACCGAATAAGAAACTAGAGAATCGCTACATTTTTCATCCAGGATTTGATATATTCGTCTTATTTTTTGGTTGTCGATATTCCCGGGAAGTTTTACAAAAAAATATGGTGTGAACGCGGTTGTAACACAGACCGATTTACCACCTTCATCCTTACCAAAAATGCTGATTAAATGCTCGTCGTCAGTATCTCGGGCCTCCCATGTTAAAGCTTGGAAGGTTACCATTATGTAATAATCGAACGAAAATTTTAATATACTATATTAGTAAAAATGTCAGCTGCTTTGATTGACCTTGTATCTAAAGGAGCCCAGGATGTGTACATCACTGGTCAGCCAGAGGTGAGCTTCTTCAGACAAAACTATAAACGCCATACAAACTTTGCGATGAAAGCCGAACGCATGGACTATATCGGCACCTTTGCCGACTCAAATGAAGTCATCATTCCCATTCGCTCCAAGGGTGATCTCTTGAGTTACGTGTGGGTCGAAAGTACCGATATTGCCAACGTCGGTACAAACGCCACTGGATTTTTTTCATCCTCGTCCACGACGCCAACCGCTTTCCAATTGTGGATTGGGGGTCAAAAAGTTTGCGAACTTGATTCTCTTTTCGTCCAGGGTGTTCACAACCCTCTTTTAAGAGACAACAGCGCTAAGGCGTCTTGTGCCATAACCACAAACGTCAAAAAGCAAAATCATTCAGGAAACTACTACATGATTCCATTTTTCTTTGGGGAAGATTGGACAAAGGCTCTCCCACTCGTGGCCTTGCAATATCACGACGTTGAAATCCGTGTGAAATGCCGCGACGGTGGATTTACACCACCAACACCACCAAAGGTTTATGCGAACTACGTTTACTTGGACACCGATGAACGCAAATTTTTCACCGATAATGAACATGAACTTTTAATTACACAAACTCAATATCAGCCAGCCAACCCTGGGGATACCGATCTCGATCTCAGTTACTTCAACCACCCAGTGAAATCTCTTCACTTGGTGTCGGGTTTAGCCACGGCCAACAATTGGGATGTTGAATTTACTTTCCAAAAGTCTTCACTTTACATTAACGGTGTCGCCCTTTTCGAAGAAACGTCAAACGTGTACCACCATAACGTGGTTCCAGAAATGCACTGCACAGATCTTCCAGACGACGTCCTTGATGACCTCCCAACCTTCACATGGCCATTCTGTCTCACTATGAGCAAAATGCAACCAACTGGGACTCTTAACTTCTCCCGCATCGATAACGCGAAATTGACCCTCGTCGGCCCAAGTGGTGGTAACGCGCTTCATCGCGTCTATGCAGTTAACTATAACATTCTTCGAATTAAGGATGGTATGGCTGGTGTCGCGTTTGGTAATTAATTTTACTTTTAACATAATTACAAAACCTTACATACGATTGGTTTAAAAATATCAATGATATGTAGGATAAGATGGATCTCGTTCCAATCAAACTTATTAAAAATCGCGATGTTCGCGATCGCCTTTTGAGGGTAAAAGGTGAGACGGCTGAGATTGACAAAAACGACTATATTGAGAGTAAGATAAACACAAGTCTCGCGGCGAGGCATCTCATGGCTATTGAAGACGCTGCTGAAATCGCGAAACAACTTCTCCAAAGCCGTGGAGTCTTTGAACAGATCGGGAAAGATATAAAAAAGGAATCCAACTATGACTTCAAGTTTGTGTGTCGTAAAACATCCAACATGACGAAATCCACAAAGAACCGTAAAGGTATCCAATATCTTCATATAGCACACACATATCCGGGTGGTGACGGACACTACGCTCTCGCGAGGGTCAATCACAGAGAGAAGTCAATTAAATTATTCAATTCCATGG